GCGAGAGTGACGCTTGCACAAAAATATTTGTCAGAATTGCAAGGTGAAAAAATTAGTAACACATCTACCGAAAACAACGACATGAAAAAAGATATGAAAGCTGACTTTCGTCGGCAAGAAATCATACAACAGAATTTTCACAATACCACAAATCGACAACATTTTGTTCCACCGGCACAGAAACAACAACTCAACCCAACAATGCAATGAGGGTATAAATGGCAACAAGTAGAAGTAAATTACCATCTCCTGGTACCGGCGGAGGTTCTATCACAAGAGGCTTATTGGGAGCCGGCATGGGTCTGCTTAAAACGACAGGTAAAATTTATAACGCGCTTGTTGGACCGGAACAAGAACAGACTTATGGTTGGACAAGTCAATTCTTTCCACAAAAGACGAGAGACAACAAAAAAAGCAAAGTCGATTCGTTGTCAAAAAATTTTGGTTCAATTCCAAAAATGAGTGTTGACACAGACGAAATTCTGAATTTGTTAAAAGAAAATTATGCAGATGAGAAAAGATATCGTGAAATACAAAAAAGTTTTGCCGAAGAAAGAGCTAATGAAGAAGAGAGAAGGCATAATCAATTAGTAACGGCTCTCAAAAAATTCACCGCAACAGGAACTACTGCTACTGTTGTGACTGAAAAAGAAGATGGCGGCTTATTAGACATGATTCGAAATATGTTTGCGGCATTTGAAGAAAAAGTTAAAGGTATGATTGATGCGGCACTTAGTGGTATTGAATTGTTCAAAAAAGGTAGTTTATTGTCAAGTTTATTAACCTTCCTGAAATCACCAATCTTCAAACTACTATCTGGTCCTCTATTGATGGTCGCTGGCATCTTAGGCCTAGCAGAGTTATTTTCGGCCGCTGTTAAGTTTATGCCAGATTATTCTAAACTTACAGCAGAAGAAGCTAAAGCGGCACTAGAAGGTAATGATCCGGGACTAATAAAAAAATATGGTGGCCGCGAAAAATTGATGGAAATCATTGATAGGGAAAAACAACTTGCTAGAGAGGCTCTTGATAGTGGAGAAGATTTAACAGAAGAACAGCGTGCCAAGTATCAAAAAATTCTTGATTTAGCAGTTGTACCACAAACTGAAACGCAGTTGGGTAATGTTCCGCCAAGGCCAAATACAACTGGTGGAAAAAATAAAGCAAGGGCGATGAGTTGGGATGCTAAATTCGGAGAAACCCATAATCCCGATGGAACACCAAAAGTTCAAACGCCTGCCAAACCTTTGGTTCCAGGCTCCGAAGAATCTCAAGCAGGTGCAGGCAGAGGTTCAGGACAATATGAAGATTTTCTTGCAAGGATGGATGAGGAACAAACTGGTGGACAAGCATCATTCGGTGTTCGACCACAGGGTGTCAAATCTGTACCAGTTGCATCGCCACCTTCACCTGTTGCACAATTGACGGATATGAACCGCGATTTGGAAATGAATTTCTCAACAACATCAGGTGGATCTTCTGGTGCTCCTGTGATACAACAGAGCAACACGCAATCGGCACAAAACGAACCACCAATTCCGTCTACAGCCACACAAAGAGATGATGAAGCAATGTCATCAAAGGTCTTTAAAGACCAGAGAAATCGAGCCAGAGCATACTAATAAAAAACCCCGCTCAAGGCGGGGTTATTTTTTTTTAAACTTCAATTTTATTATTTAAGAGATCCCTTTGGTCCACCAATATCTCTTCCTCTTCCACCATAACCCATAATTTTGCTTTTCATGGCATTTTGTGTGCTCTTAGGAATCTTACCGGCTTTTGTTAGACTTTGGCTTTTACCGGCCCTTAATCCACCATGCAATGCATCCCGTCCTTGGTCACCGTGACCATGTGAATCATCTCTACCAAAAATTGATGATTTTGCGGCCTTTTCTGCATGTCCTGCCGCTTTTGCTCCATGTTTTCTTTTGATGTTGCTCATAATTTTGTCGGCACGTTCAACATCTTTTTTAGCGCCTTTGAAATCGCTATATTCATCTTTATTGTGTGCCCGATTTACCATTCCTGCATAGGCACGAATCTTAGTTCCTGCGGAAATTTCATCAATCTGTTGAAATTCTTCTGTTAATCTGGAAATTGCTATTTCTAATGTGTTCGTCACACTTTCTTCAATAATTTCTTCAATAATTTCTTCAATTAGATCAGCTTCTTCGTCCGTTAATCTGGATAAAGCACTTTCTATTAGTGTATCTCTGGATAATTCATCAAATTGTTCAACGGATTCTTCAATTAAGCCTGCTCTTTTTAGGTACAATTGGCGCTGTAGGGACATTATTTCCTCCAAAAAAAATTACTTATTATTTAGTAAAAAACCCCGCTCAAGGCGGGGTCCAAACGAGGAGAATCAATCCAGTTTATTCTTCTTCAGCCAACTTACTGAAATAAGCCATATCGTCATCATCTTCGGCGACAGCGGCTTGTGTGGTTTCAGCCTTGCGAACTGGTGAAGCCTTAGCTTGTTCAACAGTTGTGCGTGGCTTCGGTGCGGCACCATCAAGACCCAACACTCTGTCCAGACGAGACTTCAGTTCATCATATGACTTGAAGTTGGAAGGATCCAAGAATTCTTTCAGAGAATATTCTTTCTTCCAGATAGCTTCAAGTTTGTCATCATCAAGATCACCAAGGGTGCCTGTTGATGCGAACTCAGACTTATCATAGTTACGATAGCCCTCGACATTACGAATCTTCAACTTGAAGTCTGCACCACCCCACAGGTCAAATGGATTGAATGCTTTCTCATCTTCGAACTGAGGATTCATTGCTTCGTTGATCTTGTCAAAGATTTTCTTGCCAAACTTGTACAAGAATACTTTGCCTTCGTTCTCCGGATTCTTTGGATCTTCAACAACATAGATGTTAGCAATGTAAGAAAGCCGGCGCTTTTGCTTACGAGCGATTTCTTTGTTGGCTTCGATGCCAGAATTCCAGAGTTGAGAGTTGTATTCAGAAACTGGATCTTTCTGACCAAGTGTAGTCAGAGAGTTTTCGATGTACCAGCCACCAGGACCTTGGAAGCCATGGTCGAACACTTTAACCCAGGGTAGACCTTCATCTCCGTCAACACTAGGTGCGGGCAGAAAACGAATAACAGCATAACCGTTACCAGCTTTGTCTACTTCTGGTTTCCAGAAATTATCTTCTTTCTTGGGAGATTCGGCAGAGTTGAGTTGCTCTAGAGCTTTAGCGAGTTTGTCTAGATTGCCGGATTGCTTTTTGAGGTTAGCGAATGACATACTTATTTCCTTTCGAGGTATAGTCGGTGTATAAAAGATTTGTCCACATAAACATGATATACATGTATATAGGCACTTTACACATAAATGTTCTTCATGCGTTTTGGCATATTTTTTCCTTGAGGAGATTTTTTAATTTAGCCTTATCGTAGTTGAGAAAAGGTTTATATTTTCTGCAACGGAATAAAAAGTCTGGAAATACAATATCATCTTCAATTTTCTTTTCCCACATAGGCAGGAAATTCATTACATCATCAAGTATGATGATAGTTTCCAGATAAATGTTTTCTTGTAAGAATTGATTATACAACAAGGGATATTGCCCGTCAACCACTTTGAGCAATTCATCCGGCTTGTCTACCGAATCAAAAAGTTTATTCAAGTCCTGTTCAAAGATATATGACAATGACTGTTGCACTTTTGTCCAAAGTTTATACTCCGAATCGGCATCTTCCATTATCAACTCACCTGCCCAAACTTTAGGATTCTTGAGCATATTTGCAATATAGAAACCAAAGAGTTCTTCGCGTTTGTATTTCCTGGAAAGTTTATAGAAGGTAAACTTATCCTTGCGGAGCATGAATTGCTCTTTGTTTACATTAGTCTTGCCATTATATTTCACATAATCATAAGAGCCGGTAAAATGCAACTTGAGTGCATTGTACAATGCAAATGCTTCATAACCACCGGCTTCACTTGTGGTAGAAATCATTAATTACAAATCCTTTATGAGAATAATTTTTTTATTTTCACCTGTCGGTTTAACAAAAAGAGTTTTCAATTCTTCACCAGAATTCCATTTCATAGAAGATGATTTGTGATTGGGTAGTCCAGCCGTTTCACCAATCTTCTTCCAATTATCAGCAAGATATACTGCGCCATTTTTCCCTGCACCAACAAATGTAATGATATGTTTTAGATCATCACCATATTTGTTTTTCCATGCGGATGGAGATTTCTGACGCAATTGTTTCAGTACTTGTGTACCAGCATTACGAATTGATTTGGAAAAACAAAATCTCCAATTATTTGCAATCGTGTTGAAGCTATTTTTGTATTGCTCTTTTGAAACACCAAGGTGCCTCAAAATATCTTTTGGTGGTGGGTAAACAGAAGAACCTATACCAATCATACCGATACAAGTCGGTAGTGGCATATCATCGTGGTGATAAATCAACCAATCAATTCTTCGGCCAACAGATGAATTCGTTGGAACATAAGAATGATTATTGACAATAATATCTTTGACAATATTTTTTTGTTCTTTTGTTTCCACCTGCACCAATTCAATCATAGCGGCAATTTATTTACTTTCTTGATTAGATTTGCTTCTTGTGCTTCTTCGGAAATTTTAGCCTTGATTGGAGGTGTCAGCAACGA